CTGGCGGTTTCGACTTCGGCGCCGGCAAGGAATCCGAATTCGACAAGCTGAAAAAGTCATTGGAAGAACAGCTGGCCAAAACCGGTGAGCTGACCAAGGCCGAAGAACTGCTGCGCACGTTGCAGAACGAGCGCTACAAGGACGTCAGCAACGGCCAGAAACAGCAGCTGGTCAACATCGCCAAGCAGATCGACGGCGCCCAGACGCTGCAGAAAATCCAGGAGCTGGCACGCAAAGAAGCCGGCGCCATCGAAATGCTGCGCCTGGAAGGTGAGCAGGTCAACATGACCGCCCGCGAATACGAAAAGCTGGTGGCCGCCAAGCAGCACGAATTGGAAGTTTCCGAAGCCACCAAGAAAATGAACGCCGAGGATGCCGCACGCTACCGCGAAGTGGCCGACGCATTGTTCAAGCAGAAAGAGGCGCTGAAGCAGGTCAACTACGAACAGTCGCGCACATTCGAGGCTGGCGCCAAACGCGCATTCAACACCTACGTCGACCAGATCCAGGACGTGGCGCGTTCAACCGAAGCGGCATTCAGCAACGCGTTCCGCGGCATGGAAGACGCGCTGGTCAACTTCGTGATGACCGGCAAACTGAATTTCAAAGATCTGGCCAGCAGCATCCTGCAGGACATGGCCCGCATGCTGATCCAGCAACAGATCATGGCGCCACTGATGGCGGCGGCCAAAGCCGGTTTCGGATTCGCTGACGGCGGCGTGATGACGTCAGGCGGCCCGCTGCCGCTGAAGACCTATTCCAACGGCGGTGTGGCCACCAGCCCGCAGCTTGCGCTGTTCGGTGAAGGCCGCATGAACGAAGCCTACGTGCCACTGCCAGACGGCCGCACCATCCCCGTGACTATGAAGGGCGCAGGCGGCACGTCGAGCGTCAACAACGTGACCGTGAACGTCAGCGTCGAAAACGGTGGCGAACAGGTCAAGGGCGACCAAGGCGCAGACAACCTGGGCCGCGTCATTGCGAACGTGGTCAAATCAGAACTGATCAACCAAAAACGCCCAGGCGGGCTGCTGGCATAAAACATGACCACATTCACATACACCCCAGACTTCGGTGCCCAGGCTGCCTTCAAGCCGCGAGTGCGCGTTGCGCAGTTCGGTGACGGCTACGAACAGCGCGTGGCCGAAGGCATCAACGTAAACGCCCAGGTGTGGAACCTGCAGTTCAACAACAGAACCAACACCGAGGCCGGCAACATCGTGACGTTTCTGTCGGCACGCAACGCCGTCGAAGCGTTCGAATGGACACCACCGAACGAGGGCACAGCCATCAAGGTGGTGTGCCGAGAATGGTCGAAGACGGTGTCGCGCGCCAACCTGAACAACGTGTCGGCCACATTCCAGCAGGTGTTTGAGGCATGACGTCAGCCAAGATCACCACCGAAATCCAAAAACTGGAACCGTCGGCCATCATCGAGCTGTTTGAGATGGACGCCACGTCGTTCGGTGGAGACTTGCTGCGCTTTCACGCTGGCACCAACGGCCTGACTTCGAACGTGGTGTGGCAGGGCAACACATACACCGCTTACCCGATCAAGGCGACCGGCTTTGACTTCACCGGCAACGGCCAGCTGCCACGCCCGAAGCTGACCGTGTCCAACATCACTGGCGCCATTACGCTGCTGGTGCTGACCTACGACGACCTGCTTGGCGCCAAGATCACGCGCAAGCGCACTATGGTGAAGTATTTGGACGCGGTGAACTTTCCTGCGCGACGCAACTTGCTGACATATTCGCAAGATTTCAACAGTTGGACAAAAAGCAACGCGACTGTCGCGTCTGACGTCGATCTAAACCCGTTTGGCGATCTGCTGGCGGATCGTTTAATTCCGACAACCACATCAGGAACTCATGCCGTTTCACGCGCAGCCACTGCAGTTGCCATCGGTAACGTCAGAACATTCAGCATATACGTCAACCGATCAACTGGTGAACGCTACATCAGACTGGCGTTTACAACCGCAAACTTTGCAAACGGATCTGCATACTACGATTTAGACACAGGCGCCGTTTCAAACGTGGGATCTGGTTCAGTGGCCACGGCTGTTCAGATGTCGAACGGTTGGTGGCGGCTGTCACTGACAGCGACTGCAACAACAGCAGGAACAGCCAGCGCTTTTGCCTACAGCTACAGGGCTATTGGCACCAGCTATGCAGGTGACGGCGTGGTGGGACCATTGCTTTTTGGCGCCCAAGTGGATGCTGGATCTTCGGCATCAGACTACCAGTACATCGGCGCATCTTTCTCACAGAACCCGACATCAGATCCAGCTGCCGAATTCCCTGACGACGTGTTTTTCATCGACCGTAAGGCGACAGAGACACGCGACCTGGTGGAATTCGAACTGGCTGCGTCGTTCGATGTGGCCGGCGTGCTGCTGCCGCACCGTCAGATCATTCAGAACGTGTGCGTGTGGCGCTACAAGGGCACGGAATGCGGCTACAGCGGCACCAACTACTTCAACGCCAACGACGAGAGCGTCGGCAGTTCTGGGCTGGACGTGTGCGGTAAGCGCCTGACCAGCTGCCAGCTTCGGTTCGGTCAATCCAGCCCGCTTCCGTTCGGTTCATTCCCAAGCGCCGGCCTGGTCCGATGAATGAACAGACCAAGGCCGACATCATCCTGCATGCGCGCGCGGAATTCCCGCGTGAGGCTTGCGGGCTTCTGACGGTCTGGCAGGGCAAGGAACGCTACAGGCCATGCCGCAACATCGCGGTGGGCACCGACCAGTTCGTCATGCACCCGCAGGACTACGCCGAATCCGAGCTAGCCGGCGACATCATCGCCGTCATTCACAGCCACCCGAACCTGCCGGCAGATCCATCGCAGTCAGATCGCGTCGCATGCAACGCCAGCGGCCTGCCGTGGCACATCGTATCGGTTCCGGCCGAACAGTGGTCCTATATGGAACCGGACGGCTACCAGGCGCCGCTGATCGGCCGCGAGTGGTCGCACGGAGTGCTGGACTGCTACGCAATCATCCGTGACTGGTTTCAGCTGGAACGAGGCATCACCATGCCCGACTTCGGACGCAACGACGAATGGTGGCTGCGCGGCGAAAACCTTTACATCGAAAACTTCGCCAGCGCTGGGTTCAGTGAGGTGGCGCAGGACCGTCTGCAGCCTGGCGACGTCATCCTGATGCGAATTTTCAGCCCAGTGCCCAACCATGGCGCGGTCTACTTGGGCGATAATCAGATCATCCACCACGTACAGAACCGGCTTTCATGCCGTGAGCCGTACAGCATTTTCTGGCGCAACCGAACAACGCACATTCTGAGACATGAAAACAATCATTCTGCTGGGTGAACTTGGCAAGCGCTACGGACGCAAGCACCGGCTGGACGTGAAGTCAGCGGCCGAGGCCGTGCGTGCGCTGTGCGCCAACTTTAAAGACTTCTCCGGATTCGTGTCTACGTCGCAGGAACGCAACGTCGGCTACCGCGTGATCAACGTGCGCGATGACGTCAGCGTGGACGACCTGCACAACCCAGTCGGCAAGACCATCACCATCGCCCCAGTCATCGCTGGCGCAGGCGGTGGTGGCGGCCTGGTGAACATCATCATCGGCGCCACGCTGATCGCTGCATCCGTTCTGCTACCACCTGGCCCATGGACGCAGCCGCTGATGACGGTCGGCATAGCCATGGCGCTGGGCGGTGCCGCGCAGCTGCTGTCGCCAGTCCCCAAGACGGACGCCAACACCGGCGAGGAAATCAAACAGTCCTACGTGTTCAGCGGAGCCGTCAACACAACCAGCCAAGGCCAGCCAGTGCCGTTCGGCTATGGTCGCATGATTGTCGGCAGCGCCGTGATCAGCGCCGGCATCAGCGTCGAGGACATTACAGAATGACAGATCTACGGTCACGCGCCTATGCGCGCACACTGGATGCGGTTTCTGAAGGCGAAATCGTTGGCCTGGTCGATGGCGCGAAATCCATCTATCTGGACGGAACGCCGCTGCAGAACGACGACGGTTCGTACAACTTCGAAAACGTGAAGTTCGACACCAGGACTGGCACCAACGACCAGACCTACATTAAAGGCATCCCGTCGGTGGAATCGGAAAACGGCGTCAGCGTCGAAGTCACCGAATCAACACCCATCACGCGAACCATCAGCAATTCAGACGTGGACGCCGTGCGCGTCACACTTAGCGTGCAGTCTCTGTTCAAGCAGTCGGACGACGGCAAGGTGAACGGCGCAAGTGTGGACATTGCTATCGACGTGCAAACCAACGGCGGCGGCTATGTGGAGCGCGTAAAGGACACTATCGACGGCAAAGCGCAAAGCAAGTACCAACGCAGCTACCGCATCGAGCTGACCGGAAGTGCGCCGTGGGACATCCGCGTGCGCCGCATCACCGGCGACAGCGAAGATCTGAAGCTGCAGAACAAGACATACTGGGACAGCTTCACCGAGATCATCGACGCGAAACTGCGCTACCCAAACAGCGCGCTAGTGTCCATGCGGTTTGATTCGCAGGTTTTCAACGGCGTGCCAACGCGCGCCTTCGACATGAAGCTGCTGAAGGTCAAGGTTCCGGTGAACTACGACCCCGTGGCTCGCACCTACACCGGCAGCTGGAACGGAACGTTCAAGACCGCTTGGACGGACAATCCGGCGTGGTGTTTCTACGACATCGTGACCAACGCCAGGTACGGCATTGGCGGCTACATCGACGCATCGCAGGTCGACAAGTGGGCGCTGTATTCCATCGGCCAATATTGCGACGAGCTGGTGCCAGACGGTTTCGGCGGAACCGAACCGCGCTTCACCTGCAACATGTACCTGCAGTCGCGCACTGAAGCCTACAAGGTCGTCCAAGATCTGGCGTCGTGTTTCCGGTCGATGGTGTACTGGGCATCCGGCAGCCTGACACTGGCGCAGGACGCACCCAGCGACCCCGTGGCGCTATACACCCAGGCCAACGTGCTGGAAGGTAAGTTCAGCTACACCGGCAGCAGCGCAAAGGCACGCCACACCGTGGCAATGGTCACATGGAACGACCCTGCCGACATGTACCGGCAGAAAGTCGAGTACGTCGAAGACCAGGAAGCCATCGCCCGCTTCGGCGTGGTGCCCACCGAAGTGGTGGCCATTGGATGCACTAGTCGT